GGATCTTATCGATATGTTCTCTATGATACTTTCGGCTTTGATTTTGATAGCTATATTATTGGTATGGACAGTGGGTATCTTGATATCCATAACGGCTTGGTAGAAAAATGAATTGGTCAGTCAGAGTGCTTTATGGATACAAAAATTGGGTGATAATATTTAATCCATTTGGTGATTGGTTTTATTGGAATGAATCTAGATTACATTATACTTCTTGGAAAATAGGTCCTATCATGGTGAAAAGGTATTGGTGTTAAATGAAAATTGACATAAAACCACCTAACAATTATATTGGTCCTTATCAAATTGCAGACATAATTTTTTTCTGGGTAGAAAAATATCCTGATAATGAATTGCTGCATTTACGATGGGATTATAGGTTTCATGATCGTTTTGGTATCTGGTTAGCCAATACCTGGGTCAGGAATTTTTGCCAATGGATCGAAAACAAAAGAAAACGTAATATCAAAATCCGTATCGATTATCACGACACATGGAGCATGGATTATACTCTTGCGTTTATTATCCATCCTATGCTAACTCAGTTAAAAAAAACCAAACACGGATATCCTAATACAGATCCCCTAGATGTTCCTCATATCGGTGAAGGAACAAGAGAGAATACATATGATTTTGATTCTAACGCTGAACAGCGTTGGGATTGGATACTAGATGAAATGATTTGGGCATTTTCGCAAGTTATCGATGAGGATGCAGAAGATCAATTTCATTCAGGTGTACGCGACATACAATCTAAAGAGATTGACGTAAATGGTAAGAAGATGTTTAAGATGGTAAAGGGACCTAACGACACTCACGTTTTTGATGCAGAAAGATGGGGAGCTTGGTATGCTAGAAAAACTAACGGCTTCAAACTATTCGGCAAATATTACGATTGCTTGTGGGATTGAACATAATTATTCTGTAGACAGCTTGAAAAGAGCTGCTTTTGTTGATGAGATTAATAATGTGTTAAAAGTTAACAATCATATCGATCAAATTAGCATAATATATTATCTTGAGAATAGAATTAAAGAAATAGACAAAAAGTACAAGTGATACCATTTAATGGACCTGTAGCCAAGTGGTTAAGGCTCTCGCCTCATAAGCGAGCGATCATAGGTTCAAATCCTATCAGGTCCACCAATTATATAAAAGATAAATACCTTCATGGAAGAAAAATACAATATTATACCAGAAATAATTATGCAATTATCTGCACAAACTGCAACTGAATTAGGCGAATCAAATAATTCTTTTAATCGTATGATTATTGCTGCAAAACAATTCAAAATGGCTGGAATGACTCCAGTTTTTTTGTTTGATAAGACAACACATGATGTTTTATGTGTTGCTGAAGAAACTTTTGGGAAAAGGTTAAATTAATTAACAAAAATTCCTAAAAAGTTTAAGACAACAGTCTGTTCTCACAACTGTTACTACTATATAATAATGCATGCCATTATGGGTGCATCATCTTACAACTCTCGCTAATTATAGGAGAATAACTATGACAAATAACGATATTTTTTCTTTTAACACTTCTAATTTTGACAAATTTTTTGTCGGTGCTGATAAAATGTTAGAAATTCTATCAAAAGCACATGTCGCAGCTGCTAAAACTATTCCTGGATTTCCCCCATATAATATTGTAAAAGTAGATGACAACAAGTATGTTATTGAAATGGCTGTTGCTGGATTCAGTAAAAATAATCTAGAAATCGAATTGGCCAATAATGTTTTAACCGTAAAAGGTGGATGTTATCCAGCAAATGAAACAACCGAAGAACCTGAAAATATAATTTCATATATCTACAAAGGTATTGCCGATCGAGCTTTTACTCGTAAATTTACACTTGCAGACACTGTAGAAATTAAAAATGCAGATCTTATCAATGGTATGTTGAAGATTTGGCTCGAGGCAATCATTCCTGATTCTAAGAAGCCCAAGAAGGTAGAAATCAACGAACCTTCTTCTCCAACTGTGAAAACAGAAAAGAGTTTTTTAGCAGAAGGGAGCAAATGAATGTCAGTAGACATACTTATCAATAACTTTGTAAAATGGTATTCGCAGAAAATCAAGGAATCTAACACTCGTAAAGAACTGTTATTTCTTTCAGATAAAGAGCTATCTGATATTGGCATTTCTCGTTGTGATATCGACCGTGTTGCTAAGGGAGGCACTCGAAGATGGTAACTCCTGGATGGCCAGAAATAGAGAAATAAAGTAAATAGATAAAAAAATAAGTAAAGGGGAATTTTTTCCCTTTACTTTTGTCAAAAAATGTAGTATAATAAATGTGTAATTAGGAATCTTATTATGACTATGCATCTTCTTCCTTCGTTTTATACTACAACAGTTTTTTCAAGAAAACTTAAAAACAAACCTAAAACATTGTCTCAGTTAACCCACGAGAAATGGTTAAGAGAAAAAGGTCTCAGTTTAACACAAATAAAATATAAGAAAATTGTTGACAAAAATTGGAGTAAAGAATACTCAGATACTTTAAAAGTTGAGCAGAAATATCAATCATCAGAAATGTCAGGATCAAAATATTCTTGTTCAAAACGGGGCATAATGACTAACATCCACAAAGAACCAGATCATGTCCGTAAAGAAATTTTAAGAAAAGCTAGTCTTTGTATGCCTCTTTACAATAAAGGTGGGTTACAGTATGCAACACCTGATACTGATCTTACAACTGTTGGAACAAAATCTAGGAGAGGATAAATGATTATAATGAATAAAAATAAAATGTTGACTAAAGTTGGTGAACAGGTTACAATATACTTGTATGATAATGGTTTTATGGTAGAAGTGGCAGGAAAAGATTTAAATGATGATTGGAAAACTATTAAACATGTTTGCCTCAATGAAAACGAATTATTCGAAACCATCAGAAAATACATCACAATGGAAAGAGAATAATAATAGAATAGCAAGGGTTCAAGTGCAAGATCAATCTGGTATGTGGCGCGATACAGCAACCACTATACAAGATTCTCAAGTATATCTTGCCCGAATGCAAGAAGCTACACAAAATTATCCAGGTATGCGTGTGCGTACTGTTGATGATAATGGTAGATTGTTAGATATGCTCTAACAAGTTTAAGACTAAAATAGTTATATTTTTAATATGGAGAGTAAAAAATGAAGAATAAAACAGATCGTGTATTCAAGGCACTTGTCATTGATGGTGAAGAACTTACTGCCAAGCAAATCTCTAAGAGATTTAATGTGTCTAATCCACACGATGCTGTCTATCAGATTCGTATGCAAGGTTATCCAATTTACTTGAATAAGCATAAGAATCTAAAGGGACAGATTAAGAATAAGTATCGTTTTGGTACTGCTTCACGAAAGATTATTGCTGCTGGTTATAAGGCACTTGCATCAGGCGCTGCATAATTCTTATAAATATTTGATATGTGATATTGTGAATATCCTCCCTGTGACAAACAGGGAGGATATATTGTTAGGCAGACCCACTTGGGCTTCATGTTCAATATAATCTGCCACCGCCATATACGAAACGTGGGATGGGCTGTATATGCGGGGTTTGTTAGTTTTCCTGACACAAGAAAAACTAACACTCATAAAGGAATTTACTAAACATGGCCAATGAACCAGTATCATTAACAGAGACAGCTAGAAGTTACTTGATAGATTCATGTGTCAAGGCAGACAAACCTGGAATTAAAATCCAAGTGAAGGGTGGAGGTTGTGCTGGATTCAGCTACGATTATAACTTTTTAGATGAAGCCATCAAACCTTTTGATGGAGTTATTGATCTAAATGATGATAAGAAATTAGTGGTCGACGGAATGAGCCTTATGTATGTGATAGGTACAGTCCTTGACTATGAACAGAAATTAGGTTCTGCCGCTCTCGTATTCAAGAATCCTAATGAAGTATCATCCTGTGGTTGTGGTAAAAGTTTCAGTGTATAAAATATACGAAAATCACAATAAAGATGGTAAAATATACTTTACAGTGTATAATTCTAATGGTTTTTTGGTACTTTTAACGAGACAAGCATCGGAAATTAATAAATACAAGAACAAATGATTTGAATTTTCTTTTTACAATGTTTTTATTAAAATTTAATGTAAAAAGGAATACAAATGATACCCTTAGATCCAAAAGATGCAGCCAACCTTGGCAAAGCTTGGGGCGAAACAATAACCGATAGCGTGTTCGGTATAGCTGATGACATGAAAAAAGTCAAAGCTAAAAACATTGCCACAAAAGCTCGCAACGAACTCGTACAAATCAACAACGACATAGCCAAGAACAATGCATTGCTACGCAAGCAGGCAATGCAAGAGATAGCCGCTGAGCAAGAGCGTGACAGAATAGCTAAGATGAATCCTGCACAGAGAGAAGCTTATAAGAAGTCTAAAGCACGTGCTGCTTTAGATGCACATAACCGTGAGATCGAAGCAGAGAATGCCAAGCAGGTCGTGATGGCGGTCGTGATATTAGTACTTCTGATATCAATAGCCGCTGGCGTTGCAGCCTTCATGTTGATGAAATGAGATACATTATTTTATCTTTGTTGTTGATGCTTACGGCGTGTGAAGATCGGTATCGATACCCATGCCAAGATCCTGCTAATTGGGATAAACCAGAATGCAATCCACCTATCTGTACAGCCTCCGGAACCTGTTCAGCAGATACTTTGAAAAAGAACCCATGCGGAGCGGTCGCAAGATGAGAATTAAAGAAGACGAACTCCATGCTCTCTTGCAGTTTATCATCGGGATCAGCCTGTGTTTGACTCTGACGGGGACGGTATTTGCCGTGCTATACAGCCTGATATTTGTGGTGCAGCCTATCGACGGACAGGCTCCAAACGATCAAGAATTTTTTAAGCTAATCGCACCGATTGCGACGTTCCTGACAGGCACTTTGTCGGGCATCATGCTCGGCAGCAAGTCATCTAATAAAGATGAAAAATGATAAAGATGATCTTCATGAAGATCATCTAGATGAAGATGATCTGCAATTACATCCTTGGTTAGTAAATTACAGAAAAAAGAATGAGATTGAAAAGGTAGAGGTACTTACCGAGTCAGTAAAAGCAATTGAGATGAATTTAGGATATGTTTCTGTATTATCAATAATTAATAGTGTGTTGATTATAGGTTTGATATTTGGCGCTTTGATAACAGGTGTAATCGGTATCAGCTCTGAAGTATCAGATGCGCTTATTGGATTTGTAAAAGATAAAATTGAAACAGAAGAATAATATAAACAAAAATTAAGTTGTCTTAAATCGTAAATTGCGTTATGATAAGAATATAGTTGATCGAAAATAATTCGGAGTAGATCAGCGGTAGATCAGCTGACTGTTAATCAGCCTGTCGCAGGTTCGATCCCTGCCTCCGAAGCCAATTTTAATATGAGGAATGAAAATGAAATACATCGTTGATATTGATGGCACTATATTCAATACTGAAGGCAATGACTATGAAAATAGCACTCCTATCCTAGAACGAATTGCTTACATTAACTCCTTGTTCGATCAAGGTCATGAGATACATTATTGGACTGCGCGAGGTAGCAGCAGCGGTAAAGATCATCTAGCACTTACACTTAAACAACTTAAACAGTGGGATTGTAAGTATACGACTGCTAATGTCGGCAAGCCTGTATATGATATCTGGATCGATGATAAGGCACATAATGACAAGAGTTACTTCGATAACGTTTTAAACAACAAAATTACAGCGATAGAAATCATTGAATTTATGAAAAAGCTTAGAAACGAGGGTTATGCAGTCATTATCTGGACACCAGAAGAACTGAAAAACATGGACAACATGAAAATGGAACGGTTGTCGATTGAGTATGGTTCTGATTTAATCAGCATGAACTAACGGAATTATAATAAAAATTATTTGATATAAATAATATTGCAATTTGGCCTATAGAACCGAGGTAATAACATGACAGTAATCATAAACGGAACTAACGGTATTGTTGGTGTTAGTGGCTCTGCTGCTAGTCCAGCGATTACTGTGGATGCCGACACCAACACAGGTATTTTCTTTCCTGAAGCTGATAAGATAGGAATTGTCACTGGTGGCACGGAGAGAATGCGTATTAATAATGATGGCATTGCACTAAATGGTTCAACTTCTGGATCAGTAACATTTACAGTCCCTGCTGTTGCCGGAGACAACATTCTTACGTTCCCTGCTGCGACAGACACGGTTGCAACTCTTGCTGCTACTCAGACGCTGACCAATAAAACTATCCAAGGTGGTGCTATTACATCTGATACAGCACAGTTATCTACCTCTGGCACTAGCATCGACTTCACTAACATACCGTCTTGGGTGAAGCGCATTACGGTGATGTTTAGAGGTGTCAGTACAAGTACCACGACTACCATCTCAAATTTACTAATTCAGTTAGGAACATCATCCGGCGTTACAATTACAGGATACGCTACTTATGGCCTTAGAACGGGCGCAACAACAGTGGCTGGTGGGGTTAATTCTACAGTAGGTTTTCCGGTAGTCAATAACCAAGCGGCGTCGATATATAGTGGCTCTGTTATTTTTTCAGCATTAGGTGGAAATATCTGGACTGGCTTTGGTATTATTGGTGACAGCGTAGGTGGGAATAGTAATATCATTACAGGTGGGATTTCTCTTGCAGAAACACTAGATCGTGTCCGCATTACCACAGCCAACGGCACAGATACCTTTGACGCTGGCTCAATCAACATTATGTACGAGTAACATCATGGAAGCTGACGAAGCCAAACTTGTAATTGATTCGAAAATAACTGTTGTGTTATTCTAAAATTTGCGCTATTATAATAATATGATGATAAAAATAAAAAAGTATGATCACTTCGATTCCTTTATCCTCCGCCAATAATACGGGTGAGTTGATGCTATGGCGTGTGCATCCCCAGACTGTAAATCTGGTCCTTATAGGTAACATTGTTGGTTCGACTCCAACCTCACCCACCATTTTATGGTCACTTAGCTCATTTGGTAGAGCATCGGGCTTTTAACCTGCAGGTGCTGGGTTCGAATCCCAGAGTGATCACCAAAGTTTGCTTCCATAAACTAATTGCTTAAGTTCTCGTGAGAATTTGCGAGTATGTAGGTTGGAATCCTACTGGGAGCTCCATAATATACCGGCGACGCCTCTCAACGAAGCGCAACAGGCATTCTGGAATTAACCAGTGAGACTCCTGAGTCAACGGTGAGTTTATTGAGGAAGTGTGCAGGAATGGCTACTGCGGGGTCTGCAAAACCTTTTCATGTCGGTTCGAATCCGATCTTCCTCTCCAATAACATAACGGATCGCCAAATTAAGAAATAATAATGAAGTGGTTAATTTATCTTACAATATTATTATTTCCAACTAGCTCACATGCAGAACAACAGATAGAGCAAGGACCGCTTGAATGGGGTCTTTGCTATTGGCGTTTGCATCAGTTTGAGCATAAGATTGTTGAATACGAATATAATAACTGGGATGTTAAATCTGATTGGAAAAATCAAAATAATAAATCTGTTTCTATTACTGCGATAAATAAAAATGATGTTAAAATTAATATTAAATTATCATGTACAGGTGGTATTTTTATCGTAGAAAGAAATTGGTAATCATGTCTTTTATAAACGCTAATATTCCACCTATAGAATGTTTTGTCAGATCAAACTTTTTACAAAACAGACCTCATAAATTTGAAAAAGATGATACCTATTTGCCAGTTGTCATAATAGGTGTAGCATCTGTACCTCATCGTGCACCCCTCTTTCATTTTATCATGGAAGATGGTGGTCTGTGGTGGAGAATGCCAATTCATGCTTTTTGTTCTAGAGAAGATACACCACAAGAAGAACTTTATAATCTAGTACTCTGGGATTCTTTTTCACCTTACATCGCTGTGAGCAAATTTGATTTCTTATCAGAAAAAGTTATGTTATATTATGATAGGAATCGTAAAGAAATAAAAGGCAAATACCTTTTTACTCTCGATTGGGTTCAGGCTGACTCGAATATTTTAGATGTCGGATTTTCTGAGGATCCTGGTCAACAGAAATGCGGCCATGTCATACAGCTTGATAATGGTAATTTTGCTATCCAGCCAAATAATAGAGTAAGGGCATTTGAACCATCATTTGTTACAAAATGGGGTAAAAATGTAATAGACAGAAAATTAGGAACAGAACACTGGTCTGTAGAAAATCAGCCAAGGTGGATCTTATCTGATGATGATAGATTCGAATATGAATTCAATCAAGTGGAAGAGTAAGATGATTAGACAACAGATGAATATCGAACAAGTGGCTAAGTTTATCAATGCTCAGACACCTGAAACAAAGATCTACATCGGCGGAGATTCTGAACGTTTTATGCTTGACAATGTATGGCATGC